CTATAAGTTTTAGACCAGATGAAAATAAAGGACCCGTTATTGTATTAATAGGTCGTCGCGATACCGGTAAAACTTATTTAGTGCGAGATTTGCTATATTATCATCAAGATATTCCAATAGGGACAGTAATCAGCGGAACAGAAGCAGGTAACGGTTTTTATGCTGAGCATGTTCCTAAATTATTTATTCACGATGAATACAATACCGCCATTATTGAAAATATTTTGAAAAGACAGAAGACGGTAATGAAGCAGATAAAAAAAGAGATCGAAGTCTATAAAAAATCGAATATTGACCCACGAGCATTTGTTATATTAGATGATTGCTTATATGATGGAAGCTGGACAAAAGATAAGATGATGCGTCTCCTATTTATGAATGGTCGGCACTGGAAGGTGATGTTGGTGATAACCATGCAATATCCTTTAGGTATTCCTCCAAATTTGCGCACGAATATCGACTACGTTTTTATATTGCGCGAGCCATATATAGCAAATAGGCGGCGTATTTATGAAAACTATGCAGGCATGTTTCCAACCTTTGAGAGTTTTTGCCAGGTAATGGATCAGTGCACAGAAAATTATGAGTGTTTAGTTATCAATAATAATGCCAAATCGAATAAATTACACGACCAAATATTCTGGTATAAGGCAGAACATCATAAAACATTCAAACTCGGCTCAAAAGAATTCTGGGAAATCAGTAAAAATATGGACTCCGATGACGACGAAGAAATGTATGACCCTAATAGTAGAGATAAAAAGAAGGGCCCCAAAATTAATGTGCGCAAAACTAAATGGTAATGGTGTTGCTTCTAGATTTTTGTTTCTAAATTATATAAACAACAACAACGATTTAAAGACTAATTACATTATTATAGTATAAATATGACTTCTCTCGACATTGTTAATTTAATAACAAATAACCCTATTACCAAGCTTAATGCTAACAATAATAATAAATTATTAGAAAAAGTGAAATCTAACTTCACAGAAATGGAACAACAATTGTTTATAGCTAACTTTTATACTTATTTAAATTATGATAAAACTGCAGATTTTATTGTAGATCTAGATGCTATTTGGCAGTGGTTGGGGTTTAATAAAAAATTTAATGGCATTAGGTTGTTAGAAAATTTTTTTGTATTAAACAAAGATTATAAGATTTTTGCTCCTCCATGCGGAGGAGCAAAAAACACAGGCCGTGGTGGTCACAATATTCAAAAATTTTTTTTAAATATTAAGACCTTTAAATCATTATGTTTAAAGGCACAAACAAAAAAAGCAGACGAAATACATGAATACTATATTAAGTTAGAAGAATTAATTAATGAAGTATTAGAAGAAGAAGCATTAGAAATGAAAAATAAATTACTAATAAAAGATAATCTTATTACAAATGCAATTCAAGATAAATTAAAAGCAATTGAAAAAACTCTAGTTTCACAATTTCCTGTAAATTGTGAATGTATTTATTTTGGAACTATTGATAATTCAAACGCTGAAGGAGAGAAACTAATAAAATTTGGACATAGCAATAATCTCTCTGTGCGACTGCAATACCATCATAAAACTTATGATAATTTTATTCTTCGTGATGCTTTCAAAGTTCATAATAGGCAAGAAATTGAGAATGCTATTAAAACAAGCTCTAAAATTAGAAAACATTTACGCACTATTGAAGTAGATGGAAAAAATAAAAATGAAATATTAGCATATGATGAAACCAACTTTACAATTCCTTGTCTCTCAAGATATATTAAAAATATTATTTCTGAAAAATCATATAGTATTGAAAAATTTAATATTTTAGTAGAAGAAAATCAAAAATATAAAGCAATGTTAGAGCAATTAAGTGATGAAAATGAAAAATTGAAGGTCCTTAATAATGAATATATAGAAAAAAATGAAAAATTAGAGCAAGTTCTTGCATCTATTACAAATAATTATGAAAACATTAATGAAACCATCAATGTAAATAATGATGAAACTAATATAATAAGTGCTGAACTTAAAAATAAGTTTGATAAATTTATCGATGAGTGTTGTTTTCTTCATAAAGATGTAGATGTGGCTTCAACAACTATTGTAGGACAATTTCGTATTTATAATAGAGAGAAACCTACAAAACATGTATTTAGCATGTTTAATACATATATGAGAACACGATTTTTAGCATGTCGAATTAGTGGTCAAAATAAGAATCAAGTTGTTCACGGATTTAAAGGAATAAAGCTAAAAGACATTGTATATAAAAAAAGCAGTAGTTCAAATGAAGTAGAAAATTTTATTTTTGAAAGTTGCATTTTCTCTCCTGAAGGTCGCGCTTCAACTAATAAAATTGTAGAAGAATTCATAAATTATAAAAAGAATAATAGTTTATTAATCAATAATAATGAGGACAAAGATGTTAAAAATTATTTAAAAAATTGTCAATATATTCTCGGTGGGCCGATCCGCCTACATAATATAAATGCAACATTTGAGGGTTACTACGGTATTAGTTTAAAAAATGACTATTATCAGGAAGCTAGAGATCACCAAATTGCAACTAGTGGTAAAAAAGTTCAAAAAATAGACGCTAGCACCAAAAATATATTAAATAATTGGACCACAATAGCAAAAGCAGCAATTCATGAAAATTTCTCTCCAGCTAAAATGAGCAGAGCAATAAAAAATAATACTTTAATTAATAATGCCTATTATGTTTTAGTAAATTAATTACTAGTTGTATTCTAATATATTTTTGCGACTGTTCTAACGGTTGCAAAAATATATACACTTTGCTCATACTTAATTGTGTTTTTTGGTCCTGAACGTTCAGGAGCAAAAAACATATAATAAAAAACAATATAAAGAAAAAAGCGCAAAAATTAAAAGTCATCGCCAAATTCAAAAGTGTTTAATTTAGCATTTTTAGTTGTAAGCGAATACTCACTTACGCGGTCTTCGAAAAAGTTGGTTTTTGTTTCAATGCTAATGTTTTCCATCCAATCAAACGGATTTTTGCTTTCATAAATTTTGTCACCTCCTAATTGAACACTTAAGCGGTCAGCAACAAATTCAATATATTGTTTCATTAATACTTGGTTCATACCAATTAATCTGCACGGAAGCGAATCGTTAATGAATTCAAGCTCAATAGCTACAGCTTCGCTAATGATTTCGTGAATTTTTTGCTTTTTAAGTGGCTTTTCTAATTTGCTATGTAATAATACAGCAAATTCGGTGTGTAATGCTTCATCGCGTGAAATTAGCTCATTTGAAAATGTTAATCCGGGCATTAGTCCACGCTTTTTCAACCAATAAATAGCGCAAAATGCTCCAGAGAAGAAAATACCTTCAATACAAGCAAACGCAACAAGACGAGTAGCAAAATTTGATTTTTTATCATTAATCCACTTTATAGCCCATTGACCTTTTTTTTTAATACATTCATATTCTTTTAGTGCATTAAATAATTTGTGCTTTTGCTCTTTGTCTTTAATGTATGTGTCAATCAATGTGGAATATGTAATAGAATGAATATTTTCCATAGCAATTTGTAGCCCATAAAATGCTCGTGCTTCACTTAATTGAACTTCACCCATAAAACGAACGCCTAAATTTTCTGACACAATTCCGTCACTTGCTGCAAAAAATGCTAAAATCATAGATACAAAATGTTTTTCATCATCATTTAACGTGTCCCAATCTTTATTGTCTTTTGAAAGGTCAATTTCTTCTGCTCTCCAAAACAAATCTTCTTGTTTTTTATACATTTTCCAGATGTCTTGATCCTTAATTGGAAACATAACATAACGATTAACGTCTTCTTGTAATAGAGGCTCTACGCAATTTTTATTCATTCTAAATAATATATGTCTATATTTTTATATAATTTTAATAAATGTTATTTTTATTTTTTATTTAATTTTTTATTTTTAGTAATTTAATTTTTTATATTTAATATTTTTAATATTTTAATTTTAGTAATTTATATTTTAGCTATATTTTTGTAATAAAAAATCATCT